TTATTTCAGTTTTTTCGGTTCATTCATCTGGAATTCCACGAAAGCAAGCACTGCCGAATAGGTCAGCACAGGGCCCACATTGAAGAAATGGCAGTCCACCATACTGGTCAGCAGCAGCGCCATAACAGACATACCTGCAATCAGCTTCTCCGTGGTGCAGTTTTTCAAAAACAGCTTGAGAGTCTGGAATCTGTGGAACAGATAACCGGCAAGGCAGGAAACACCGCCAGTAGCCAGAATCTGCACCAGGGTATTGTGCCAACGGGGTGGGAACAAGGTGGAGAAGGTCTCCGCCGTTGCCCAGGCATAGGGCCAATAATCCACCGGGTAGAAAGAGCCGCCGAACACCGGGAATTTCAAAAACTGCTTGATGCCCTCCCGGTAGATATCGAACCGCTCCGGAGATTTCAATCCCACATTCTGAATCGCGCTGAACATCTGCTCAAACTGATCCCAGTATTTTACCACGCCATAAGTCAGCAAGGCCAGCACAATGATGTGTGCCCACAGCTGCCGGCGTGCATTACGGCTACGGATCAAAGAGAGGATATAGCTAACAACATAAACGCCTGTACCGCAGATGATCGCCCCTCTGGAGCAGGTAAACAACAAGATCACATAGAAAATCAGCGATGACAGATAAGCAAAAACGCCATAGCGCTTTCCTGTCAGCAGAAATGGCAGAGGAATCACCACCGTCAGCAGTGCGCCGATGCTGTTGTAATGACCCCAACCGGTGAAAATCTTATTCCGGGAAATGACACCGTTGACGATTACGCCCTCTATGGCGTAGATATTCAAAAGCTCTGCCGCCAGCACATAGCCAACGCAAAGTGCTGTCCAGGGCAAATACTCCTTAGGTGCACGCTCCCAATCCACCGCGCCGCTGAGCAGATAATAAAGACCTGCAACAGCCACCAGCTGAATAAAGGAAAACAGCAGATTCCGCAGGCCATACTCTGACCACTGGCCGCTGGTCACACCGGAAATCGCGTATGTAATGGCCAAAACCAGCATACCCGGCAGCAAAGCACGCTTCTTTTGCAAAAACTTCCTGCCGCCAAAGTCCGGGTCCGTCACCAGCCGGTAAACAAGGCTGACTGCCAGCAGCACCAGAAAACTCCACAGCATAACGCCGGAAAAGCTGGTGAGAGAAAAAATCGAGTCATTTTCCAGACCCGGATTGTTGCTCAAGGACGGAGAAATATAGCCGCAGGCAAAAATCGGGAAAATGGGCAGCATATCCCTTGCAAACAGGCAAACATACACGCCCGTCAGGATCAAAACAGGATACACATACGCTTCCCAACCCATTACATTGCAAAACAGAGTCAGCATCCCCATATAAATCAAATACACGGGAGAATATAAAAATTTATTCAACCACTCACACACCGCAGTGGTACGGTTCAATCGCACAGGCACACCTCCCTGTCGGGGAAAATGTAAATATCTTTTTGGATTATAGCATAGAAAAGGCAAACGGTCAAGTTTTATGTTTTTTTACATTTTTTTGTTTTTTTGCTCTTTTGTGCCAAAAAACACCCCTGTGCGGAACGAACCGCTCCAGGGTGTGGGGTTACCGACCGGCGGCACCGGTGCGCTCGTGCTGGGTGCCGAAATAAAAAGACACCACCATAGACACGATGATCATCACATTGTCTGCCTGGATCTGCTCCCGCAGGGCCAAAATCACAAACACGCTCACCACCAGGAAGGTCACAATGGTCTTGACCTTCAGCAGTTCCGCGATTTTCTTCACGATCTCCCGCATCCCTCTCACACCCCCTTTTCCAGGTCTGTGAGCCTGTGGTTGATCACCTTGATCTGCTCCTCTACCACCGGCATCCGCCGGGCAAAGCCGTTGTGCTCCCGTACCTCCCTGGTCAGTTCCTCGATTTTGGTATCGGTCACCGCCTGGGAGGTGTGGATGCTGGCCGCAGTCTTCCGGGCGGTGGCAAAATTGGAAACCACCACACCGGTCAGCGACAACACGCCGGAGATCAACGCCACCACAATTGCATCGCTCATCCTTCCGCCCCCTGTTCCATCCCCAGGAGTATTTTCCAGGTCTGCTTCCCGGCAGTGATCTCCCCGTCAGCAGTACAGCCGTGATCCTTTTGGAAGGTCTTCACAGCTACTGTAAACTTAGCACCGGCAATGCCGTCAGCCTCACCCACTTGGGTATAACCCAGGGCATACAAGCGCTTCTGCACAGCCTCTACAGCGGCGTGTGTGCGGTTTTTATACGCGGACAGGGTTACTGTCTTGGAAATAGTTTCCGGTCCGGCGATGCCGTCCACGGATGCGCCGCAGGCTTCCTGCACATCCCGGATAAACTGCTCCAGGGGATATTCCTCTGCTGCAGGTGCACCGCCAAAGGTTGCCCGGTATGCCTGTGCGTGGGAATACCAGAAGGACTTGGTGTCCCGGGTATCGATATGTACGAAGGTATCATACAGGCCAATACCCTTCACGCCGATGGACTCGGCATACTTGGCGATTTCTTTGGGAGAAACGCCGTCGATATGGAAGTCAGCTGCCTGTCCGTAGATATGACGGCTGTTGGGCGCGGCATTGGGAGTACGGGCATTGTGGGTTCTGCAGCGGTAAGCAGTCAGATACGCCGGCTTGCCAAAGTGAGTACGGATCTGCTGCAGATACTGCACCAGCTGTTCATCGATTGGCGTAGCAGAACAACAGCCTGTCCCCTGGCAGTCGAACTCTCTTGCCCGGAAATTGGAGGCGAGCTTTTGGGCATCGCCCTTTTTGTATGTCTTGATAGCCATACTCATTCCTCCTGTTCTAATTGATTGATCCGGTCGCGGATCGCCTGACGTTCGGTGTGGAGCGCTGCCACATCATAGGGCATCTCCTGCCCCAGGAGCTGACACTCACTGCACTTGATAACCTTATAGTCGGTTGCGGAGAGCTGGGCTTTCATTTCCCGAATTGCCTCCGCGGCGGTCTTTTCACGATTCGGAATGTACATCTGAACTTCCTCGAGATCGTCATCGGTCCATACGAATTTTTCCTGGTTATCAATAGGAGGCGCGTCTGCACGGACAACCTTTCGTGGGATCAGCCGACCCTTAGTCAGATCATACTCGGTGATCGTTTCGCCTTTTTGGTTCATTACTCTCATTATTCAAGTCCCTCCGGTGCCTTCCAGCGGCCATTTACATATATGCTGCCGGCCGCATAAGCATTTTCTTTGTCGGTTGTTATTAATGTGAGGTATACAGATTCACCGTCAAAAACGTCCGATGTCAGCAGCTGGAGCGATCCTGTCGGAATATCCGCCCGGGTAATCGCATCTGTCAATGTCACATATACCAGCGGTGTCTCAAGGGGCCAGAAGCTGAAAGGCAATATCAGCTCTGCCACGATCGTGTTTTTCCCAGTTCCGCTTCGTTCACTGTTTTAAAACTTTGAGCAAACCGTGACCAGCATTCAGCCCAACCGTCCGCCCATTTGCGATAATACCAGGTTACTTCATTCAGGGTGGTTTCACCGCAAGCAATCACAGGATTATCCCTTGTCAGCGACACACAGCCGTGCTCGTCAACGGTAAAGGTCTTGCCCTTGTTTGCCGTGCCCTGAACCATCTGCACCGCTGTGGTATGGGTGTAGTATGTAAGCTCCATATCCGCACCGGCATCGTTGATGATTGTAGTGGTGGGCGTATAGGTGTGTAATTGAACATAAGCCTCCATCACCTCATCGGGCAGCGGCGTTTCAGACTGTTTGAGAACCCGACGAAGCAACACACCTCTTGTAAAGTCGATTTCATCACGTGCAGCCCCGTCACTTTGCAGCCCGTCAGATGTAGGCACCGTAAGGGTTTGCCAGGCCACGGGTGCTTCATATTCGGTTGCAGTGGTGCCGACCTCAATTTGGATATTCTCCGCCTTTGCGTTTCTGCCGTTTTGGCTACTGTAATCCAGCAATATGCATTCGATCACCTTTATTTCCTTAGTGTTGTCAATGGTAATCGTTGCTGATTTTCTTCTTGTAATGCCATCCCGTTCAACATTGTCGTAATCAAAGACACACTCGCCGTCCGTTCTTGTTCCATCTGTATAAAAGCAAATGAACTTTACTCTGGTATTGGTTGCCGTATCTTCAGCGTATTTTGTAATATCCGCAGACAAGGTAAGGGGAATACCCTTAGGTAAATCGTAGAGCTTGACATAGCCGCTGGGATTGGTTGTGGTGCTCACCATTTCATTTCCCAGGGGCCACAGATTCTTACCTGCTACGGTCACAGTGATACTGCCTGAATCGCCCGCATTTCCCTGTTCGGTAGTCTGTCCGTATATTTTCAGGCCCATCAACGGGGTATGGGCTGCATCCCGGAGGATAAGCGCTTTGCCTGCCATACGCCGCACCCCGTCTGCTTTTTGCGTATACAGGGAAGCAAATGCATCCTTGGGGGCAGGATCATCCATTCCGGGGCACAGGCTTGCCGCCAGTGCATCCGGCAGGACAGCTGCCTTACTGTAGGGTGTTCCTTCCCTGATGGGCTGGTCATCCCGCCGGAGGGTAATGGCAAATTCTTCTCCTGCACGCAATTTCTGCAGCTCCTCACCGGCGACCACCGCCTTGCATCTACCCGGTGCGCCGGGTATTCTGTCTGTCATATATCATTCTCCTCTCCGGCGAAGATCTCGCCGCTAAATTGCAATATCTGTACCATTTCCGAGATCCGGATATGGGTGGCAAGCAGAGCCCTTTCAATCTGATTCGCACCGTTCCAGGTCAGATTTTCCATAGACCGCGGCAGCGGTGCCGCAATCTCCACCCCTTCGCACAGACATTTGATATTGTCAAGGTATCGGGCCATCTGCCTCTTGGTTGGCCACCGATCCGCAGAGAATTCTCCGGAACTGTCCCAATCGGTTTTGATCTCAGATATTCCGGAAACATCCAAAGCCCCGGCAGCGGCATAAAGCTCCGCCACCGCCTGCTCCACCCGATTCAGATCCGTGGCGCTGTACCGGCCCTTTTCCGTTCCCAGAAGCACATCCGCCTTCGTTCTGTCCGTAATCAGCTTCATTGTACCTGCACCTCCCTGCCCCGGATCTGAATGTTGGCCGTATGGCCGGTATCTGTAAAGGTGCTTTCCATACTGCTGATATAGCCTGTTACCCGGTCACCCCAGGGACTGAGACTTTCCACCAGCTGGCCTGCTTTCTCCCCCGCGGCCACCACATCCTGGGTCAGCAAGCTCTGCAGGGTGTGATATGTGTAAAGCCGCTGCAGTATATCCGATGCGTTTTCACCGTTTACCAGTGTGGCCTTTTCCACTGTGACCACATTCCCCTTTTCCGCCGCCTGGGAATTCTCTTTTCTGTGAACAGAAACGGTATGGCGGTATTTCTTTGCCGACAGAGTCACCGGACCATTGGCTGTGATCCTGACCCAATTGGCATCACTGTCTGCCAAAGTGCCGCCGGTGATCTGATAGTCGCAGAACGGCTCAGAAAACACAAACAGCACCCCTTCCCCAGTGACCATTGTTTCCTTTAAAAGGATTTTTTCCTCATCCCCGGGGCTATAGTGATGGACAAACAACTCTACTGCCGCCACAGGGGGTTCCTGCTTCAGCCTGCCGCCGGCAAAGATCCTGCCGGCTGTAAAGCCGCCGCTGACCGTTTCCTCCGGCAGCTGCAGCCAAATACTGCCGTCTCCCCGGGAGGTCACCGCGGCACCCACGGCAAAGGTGATCTGCTGCAAAGCCTGCCGCCGGGTACATACCGGCAGATAGCCGGTCACGGTCTTGCCTGTAAAAGCAGGATCCACGCCGAAGGCAAAATCTCTCAGCACCTCCTGCAGAAGGTTTTCCAGCGGATACTGTTCATAGATACCGCCTAAAAAGCTCCCCTCCAGCCGACCGATGGCCGACTGACTGCGCAGGCGGTAATTCTGCCGGGACTGGCGCTGGGCATCCGTAATAGAATGGGTCGCCAGCAGAACGCCGTCCCGGTACAGCTCCACGATCTGATCCTTTTGCGGCAGCAGATTGCGCCCTTTTCTGTCCCGAAGCGCAACGGTCATCGTGTCCACCGTCAGTGCGCACAGGGACGGGTCCGTTTCATTGAGTAAGCGAACTTCTACCAGTTCGTCCCCCATAAACACCATCACCCGGCCGATCTGCAGCTGCTGCAGCTTGGCATAGCGACCGGGAGAATTGGTCTGCAGCAGACATATCTCCACTGCGTCAAAATTTTCCACCGGATAAAAAAACACCCACTCCGCAGCATTAGGATAGGCATCCGCCTGATCGATCAGCCCATCACCCCGGTACCACGCCACACGGATATGGCTGCACCACTCCTCCTTCGACGGCCAAAACCGGAAGGTCAGACCGGTAGCGGTGTACGGCTGGGGAAAGGTCAGCCTGATAACCGGAGGGTCAGAAAACGTCCCGTCAGCCTCCGACGGCTCACAGCTCCACCAGCCCATCTGCCGGGGCGTATCCGGCAGCAGTTTCCGGGACCCGTCCAGCATCCAGCCACCCGGCTCCAACGTGGCCCACGGTACATCCGCCACGCCCTCCGCAAGCTGCTGTGGCCGGGAAAAGGGCTGCCCGGCATCCGCCGCAACGACTGACGCTTTCCGCGCCCCCTCCGGCACATCCATATACTTTATCTGTAAGCTCACGGTGTCACCTCCGGCTCCATAGCGACAAAATCGATCTCCAGCTCACCCCAACGGTTTTTGCCTTTTTCCATCCGCTCCAGTGCCTGCTGACCGGCGGCAACATACATCCTTTGGGTCAAGGTGCTCTGTCCATAAGGGAACACACAGATGTGGCTGACCTGGGGCTTGGATACCGCCTCCCAGAAATCATCCAGGGCCTGGGCATCCTCACCCTGCTGCGCAACGGTCAATGTATAGTGATAGTAGGTGCCGAACAGGTCGCGATACACCTGTCCGTCCTGGGTGCGGCCGGAAGCACCGGTCTCCACCAGAGCAAATTTTCTTTTCAAGGCCAAAACCCGCAGGTTATACGCAATGCCGTCCATAAAAAAGACCTGCTCCATCACAGCACCGTTCCTCTCTCCAGAGAATCGCCTTTGCGGCTGCACTCCACATCAATTTCCGGCTTTAAGATCCGGGCCAGCTGGGCAAGATCCCCGGCAAAATTGATATGTACCACCGTCTCCCTGCTCTCCAACACCTCAGCCAACGCCTGCTTGACCGTATCCAGAGAAACAGCATCATTTTCAAAATTCTTCATAAGTGATCCTCCTTATAAGGGAGGGGGCAACCCCCTCCCCCTCGGTTATCTTTGTTCGTATACTCTGGTGAAATCCGCTGTCAGAGTCACAGCGTACAGGCCCGTCTGACCCCGGTCCCTGAGCGTCCCCTTTTGGGCCTGCATCCGTTCCAGATGGGAAATATCCCCAAAGCTGGGCGCAAGGCCCAAAGCGCTTTGGCTCTGCACCCAGTTCTGAAAGTCCAGCAGCCAGGAAGCATCCTCTGCGCTCCCGTCACGGTCTGTCCGCCGGTAAAGAGTAAATCGGTATCTGCAGGTGATCTGTAAATTGCCCAGAACATCCTCCTGCCGGGCGCGTTCCTCCAGGCCCTCACAGAACAGGCCGGTATTTCCCGGCACGGATTCTGTGCGATCCGCCTGCAAGGCATCCGACCAACCGGGATAAGTCTGCAGCCACTGCAGCATTTTTTCCAAATCTGTCATTGCCCACCTACCTTCTGCCGGCCTCGGTATGGCAAAAGCTTCCCTGCCAGTAATAGGCCTTTGCGTATGCCACCTCGCCCAAATTGGCTACCAATTCCGGAACAAAGGCAGACCACTGGTCTGCCGCAACCTCCGGTCCGTTACCTTCCATCACCCGGTCACCGGGAAATACCTGCTGGCTCTCCCCGGGCTGAATCAGCAGGAACTTCCGTTCCTGCCGCCTGCCAAGACGGTCATAGGATGTCTCCTCCTGCCACTGCAATAAGCAGCCGGGAAGCTCTGCCCGCACAATCCCCGCCGGGGTCTTGCGGTACACCGTCACCCTCTGACAGCACATACTGTAATCTACCGGCAGGATCATCCCTTCACCCCCCGGTAAATATCCAGGTAGATCGCCGCTTTTTCATACAGCTCCCGGAACAAAGAGGGCTTGCCGGCCGCATAGTGCACCGAAACACTCCCCACACTGGCAGAGGTCAGACCGTCGTTGCGTCTTGCCCACAGGCTCTCCGCCATAGCGCACAGCGCCATACGCTCAGCTTCCGCACCGGAGGATTCTACCCGGCAGCTGCCCTTGAGCCTGTCAAGATAGGCCTGCGCCTGAGCCGCCACGCCGGAAAATGCCTTTTCCGGAATGGCACTGCCCAGGTAGCAGTTTACATAAAACACATAATCCACCATAGGTAGTGCCCCCGTTATCAGGCAGTGGCAATGGCGATGTCCTTCAGGACTGCAGCCTTCAGAGTATTCTTCAGTACTACGCCGGCCACCAGCTCCACCTCACCGGTTTTCACAGCCCCGGGGCTGTTCAGATCGGGCAGATAGGACTGGATCACGCCGTCACCCATAGGAGAAATGCCGTGGAAGCCATCCAGGCCCAGGGATACAGCGTAGATAGCGGTCTTACCGCCCTCGGTAGAGACCACATCTTCGATGGTAGTGCCGTTGTAGTACTGGCCCATATCCACCATAGGCACACCGGCATAGGTCTCCACAGTGCGGCCGAAGTCATCCACGGAGCGCTCGTAATAACCGGCCCGACGGGCGATGGAGCGGAGCTTTACCAGCATTGCCCGGTTCATCAGCAGCATAGAGGGGGTGCCGTCCAGGGTGCTGAGGAAGCTGTCCATCTCGTCTAAGAATGCATTGTAGTTGTTGTCCAGATCGTCAGAGGTCTTCAGGCTGACCTGGCTGGTGATCTCATTGGCGGTGCCGGTCAGCAGCTTCTTCAGGCCGTCAAAGGTGCCGGTGATATAGCCCACGCCCTCAGCATCGCCGGTACCGTTGATCACAAGGTTGTGGAAGAAGTTGGCGGTTGCCTTGATCTTCTGCTCTGCCTGGAAGGCCATCTCATCGGCTGCGCCGGCGGTATTCTGAATCACACGGTCCATCTGGAACGCGCCGCCCATAATGATGGCGTTGGCGGTCTTCTTCTCCTTCTTGGCCTCACCGGGGGTGTACTCACCGCCCACTGTACGAACGGAGGCGGTGGAGGGGGACTTGAGCTGGATGTAACCGTAGGTCAGAGTGCTGCCGCCGGTGCCGGGAGAGATGACATTGTCAAATACCATATTGTCCAGCAGCAGGGAGCTGCGGCGGAACATATCCACGATCTGCTGATCGACCTTGTCGGCCATACCGACCTTTGCTTCTGCAAGTGTAATTGCCATAATTATTTACTTCCTTTCAAATTTTTCTAAGAGTGCGCCTGCCAAAGTCGCAGGACTTTTGTGTGTTTCCGGCGTTCCCTTGCCGGTATCCCTTGCGTAAGGGGGCGGGGTTTGGCTTTGGAAGAGGTAACTGCATTCCTGTTTCAGTTCCTGCAATGCTTCTTCCAAAGCAGTTTTCTGATTTTCGCTTGATTTGAGGGCATCCAGATCCAAAAGGGCTGTGATGGCCTTGGCATTGCGGCCTTTGGCAGACAAAATTGCATTTTCCAGATTGTGGCTGAAAATCAAGTCAGACATTTCCCGTCTGTGGGTATCCACCTGCTGGACAAGCTGCTCTTTCAGTCCGTCGTAATCGGCATAATGCGCCTTAATGGCCTCAATATCCTTGCCGTTTTCCGCCATAATGGCATCGATGATCTCCTTGGGCAGTGGGGCGTCCCCCACCTGCAAGCCTTGCAAAAATTCTCGTTTCATTGCTTTCTCCTTTCGTTTATGCTTTTTACGGGGTTGCTTCCCAAACGGTTGGCCCTTTACGCCGGCCGTGGCGAATATCACAACAACAACCGTCTTGTCATCCGAAGCGACCCGAAAGGGAGTCGAAGGATCTTCGCACTGACATCAGCTATACCTATATCGGTTCTGCGTAGATTCTTCGACTACAGGCTTACGCCCTCCGCTCAGAATGACACTGCATTGTTGTTTTTCATAAGTTAATTAGGCATATATTTTTCCCGGATAGCCTGCTCATCCTCACCGGCAAGGCCAAAGCGCCAGGCCAGCGCCACCTCAGGCTTGAGAATGCCTCGGGCAACCATATCCATATAATCGGCCCAGGTCTTGTCCCGGTCATAGAGGTTACCGTTGCCCCAATCGAAGCGGATCTCTTCCGTTTTCTTAGGCACAAAGCCATAAAGCTCCGCCAAAATCCGGCATAAATCCAGGGTCTTTCTCACCGCATTCTGCCACATCAGCTGGAAATCCAGCACCGTCAGAGCAAATTCCATTGCGCTGGCAGCGATCTCCGTTGCGGTCCGGTCTGCTAAATTGGCGTCCGACAGCATACCCCGTTTCAGACCCAGCAGGCTCTCCACATTCCGGAAATACTCCTGCTTCCGGGCAAGATAAGATTGCTCCCGCAGCTGGGGAGAGAAGATGGTCAGACCCACCCGGTCCGGGTCGTCGTCCAGGCCCACAAACAGGTGATCCTGCAGACCCAGCTCCCTGTCCAGCAGGTCTTTGGACGCAATGATCCGGCTTTCGCCGCGGGAGAACTCCCCATTCATCTGGGCCTCGTTCCGGTCGATATTCCGGATGAGCCCCTCGGCAGCGGCATACACTGCCACACCGTCATCGGAGCCGTCGATGCAGTTGAGCATAGGCAGCTTCATTTCCACAAGACCCACCGAGCCAACAGGCTTTTCATAGCAGTAGCTTTCCGCCAAACGCCCATACGCAGGCACATTTTTCAGGGGTACTTCCCCACCCAACTGCCGGGAATCCCGACTGCGATACAGACGGTTGGTGATGGTCAAAAATCCATCGGCATCCACGGTCCTGCGCTCCAGCAGGGTGTAGTAGCTGCCGCTGTCCACGCTTTTCTCCACCAGACCGATATCCGTGGGATTACCGCTTGCGTCCCTGCCAAAGATCAGCATCCGGTTCCGGGGCACCAGGGTAAAGGAAAACCCCGTCCTTCCGGGACAGGGTTTGAGATAGCAGGCGCCGCCCACCAGCGCCTGCTGCATAGCCAGCCGCTTTTTTGCGTCCAGCTCCTGGATGATCTGCTGGCCGAAGGGGGTGTCTGCCGTGGCACGGTACTCACCGAACACCGCTTTGACCAGCTTGTTGACGATGGTATAAGGGATCCGCTGGCAAGGATCTGCAGTCTGGCTGACATCCCCATCGTAGTACATAGCAAACCACCGTTCGATGGCCTTACGCATCGCAGGACTGGTCTTATCCCATTGACCGAAGGCCTGTTCGTAACTGTAAATGCTCATCGTTTTCCTCCCTCCCGTCTGGCGGTCCGCAGACCCAACCGCACACCGTCAATGTAGGCCTGCAGCTGTTCATTTTTGATCTGCAGCGCCTGATTTTCAGCCTTAAGCTGCCGGTTCTCCCAAAGCACCGTTTCCTTTGCCCACATCGGCAAAAAGTGATTCAGCAGCCATTTTTTCATTTTTGTTCCTCCTGTTTCATCGTATTTCCTTGTTTCTCCGCAAAACCGTGGCGCAAAAATAGCGGATATCGTCCATTGCGTGGTCGTTTTCCTTCCGCACCCGGTCGGTTTCCCCGTCCTCCTCCCAGCGGTAGAGGGAGAACTCCCGGATACTGTCGGCGCAGTGCGGTGTCACCTGCAAAACACCTTGCCGCAGCAGCTCCGCTACCTGTCGGATGCCGGAGAGTACGTCGTTTCTTGCCTTGCGAACGGAGAAGATACCGTGGGAACGGATGGTGGCGATGAAGGATGCCGCCGAGGGGTCCACCACCACCGTTTCCACCGGCAAGGAGCCTGCCAGCTTCACAAGCTCCGCGTGGTACTCCTCATCGGTATACATCCGCCCGGTCTCCCGGCCGCTGTAATAAAACTCCCGCAGCCGCACCGCCCGTCCCTCCCCAACGCACCACAGGCCCGCAGAGAAGGGATTCTGTGTGCCGTAGTCCACGGAGATGTAATACCGGCCACCCTTGGGCGGTATTTGGGTAATATGCTTGTCCGGCAGAAAATCGTACACCAATCCCTCGGCCATACACCACTGCCCCAAAATGTACCGCCGGTAGAATGCGCCGGTGTACATAGCCTCATATCTGGCTTTGATGCGCATGTCCAGGCCGGGATTATCCTCCATAGTGAAATGCAGATGCAGCAGCCGCTTCTGTTTTGCCTTCTGAATCCACTCCTTGTAGAGCCAATGCTCCGGCCCTTCGGGATTGCAATTGAACCACAGCTTGGAGCCGGACACGGAACACCGGGCACAGGCCTGCTCCACAAAGGACCGGGGCATCAGCGCCGCCTCGTCCAGCAGGACACCTGCCAAAGTAATACCTTGAATCAGCTTGTAGGCACTTTCATCCTGTCCGCCAAACAGATAGTAGGTGTTCTTTTTGCCGTCCCGACGCACCACCAGCTTGTTCTCACTGCGTTTTTCGGTGACAACCATAGCATCTCCCAGCCACGACGGGAGATTATTTACGATGTTCCGCTGCAGCGCACCGATTGTCCTGCCGCACAGGCCGAAGGTGCAGCCGTTAAAATTGGCCATACTCCACAGGAAAAAACCCGTCACCATACTGATGGTCTTGCCGGAACGGATCGCCCCATCACAGACGATCCCCTCCATCTGCCCCAGCTTTGGGCGATTCCACCAGGTCATAGCCAGCAGCTGCCGCTTACTGAAGCTCTGATACATCAT